CAGCACGTGACCACAACACAGGATTTGATGGATGATGCATTCTAGAAAAAGTTTCTTCTGCTTCCTCTGAAGTTATATTAGGGTCTATGATTTGCCAGTGATATGCAGCTAAATGAAAGGCTGGATTCCCATAACCTAACATGAAATGTAAATTACCTTCTACAGATCCAAGTAGGTGTCTTACAGGTTCACCAGAATGTGATGGGTGTGAACATGTGAAGGCAATTGCCTTCACATCTTTGCCAGCTAACTTCTCTGCTATAGGCTGAAGCTTTGCCCATTTATCAAGACCCTTAGCTTTTCTAGCTTTTAGAAGAGGTTCCCAAGCATCAAAATAAGCAAATATATCACTCATGCTGGTACCTCCTCACTCGGTGTCTTCGTTTCTTCTACATTACCAGCAGCACTTTCACCTTGGTCATTTGGCGCTGATTGTTCTTCTGGCGCTTGCTCTCCAGCAGTTTGTTGTTCCAATGCTTGTTCTATTTGTTGTTCTTCAGCGGGAGAAGTATCGTGCATTGGTTCTGCATGAAGCCAGTCTGAAAACTCCTTTTCATCTTGGCGTAGTGAGGTCAAATCTGATCTAATAACAGCTACTCCGAAGTCATCAGCAGTTAAGTTGATAAGACTCTTAACTGCGTCAGTTTCATAGTTTCTCATCAATGCAACACGTACTTTATAGTCTACAAGATGACGAACATCATCTCTAGTGGTAAGAGTTCTACCTAACTCATCGAATGCTCTAGCTTCTACTTCTTCGGGCGGTACTTGCTGGAATGCCATACGATTCACAATACGTGAAAATAGGTGAGAAGCATTCCAACATAACAAAAACTTCGGACTTACACGAATAGAAGCGAACACTGAATATAGATAATTTGGGCCTACTGGATTTTGTCCGTGTAAAGTATTAAACACAAAAAGTGGCTCTTGCGGAGAACGATGAGCCACTAAACTAGTTAGAAAATCGTAGAAAGTAATATCACATACAAACTTACGGCCAAGGAGAATTACTGCTTGATCAACAAACTGAACGTCACCGACAGTAGCATTAACCAATTCTTCTACATCGTAGAAGCCCTGATCTACTAGCATGATAATAGCGCCAGTAAGCCTGTCTTTTGTGTGGGTTCCACCAAATAACTCAGTAGCGTATTGTCGTAGTTTAGAAAGATTAGAATCAACTACGCGTATTTGATATTGAACATACAAGTCCAAGTTTTCTTTTACATCTGCATCTAGATAAATGTACGTAGGAGCTTGTCCTGACTGGACTACCTCGAACCACAAGTTCCTTGGATCCTTTTGATTGTATTCAGGATTTCTAATCGGTTCAGTACCCTGTGGCACTGCCATTGAGCGTTTATATCCTTCAGGTGTAAAGAACTCTGGATTCTTTTCTGGCAAAGGTTGTTCTGGATCCATCAATGGCGGACCTAATAATGGATCATAATCTGGTGTATCTACAGGAGCATTGGTGTATCGGTAATAATTTCCAAGTGAGTCACGATACCAATACTGATACATAGAGCCATATTCACCAGACTTAAATATGTACTGGTGAGTAGAGTCTGTAGAAGGCATTCCAAATGCCTTTTTTAACTCATTCAAATAGCTCATCATTTACCTTGTATCTAGTCAAACCGTAAATATCTTTTTCTGGTATGAGAACTTTATGTGCAATAAACCCGTCCAATATATCAGGAGGCAGAAACTTTAGCAGTTGTAGTTTGCTCTGGGAGCCCTTCGTCTTGAGTTGATTCAGAAGAACCTGAAATGTTATCAGCGCTAGTTGGTTACTCGATATTGCCTTCGGCACCTGCGGCTTCTGGAGCTTCTTCAGCTTCGCTAGTTCCGCTTTCTGTTCTTGTGTCGAGTTATTCTTCTGAATCTTCTTGCTCATAGGATTCTAGATAGTCTTTCAAATAACCTTTGATCTCAAGCCGATGACGGCGCGCATCTATGTCCGTTGGATATCCTGGCCATATTTCTGCCATTATGTCTTTTAATATCTCTGGGTCCATTATAGGAAGCAGAGCCATCAACTTTTCTATACCTTCAGGAGTTTCCAAATCAAAATCATAGATAGATTTTCGTACTAGTTCTGAACTGTACGTAATCTTATCTATAGATAGATTTAACATCTCCTCTGCCAGGTCATTATCAAACGAGTCTTCTAAACCTTCTATTATAACGCTCATACTAAATGACCGTCTCTGTCTACTTCAGCTTTGCGAACATACATATATCCGCTCTTGTAGATACGGGGTAATGCTTCAAAAAAGTCCTTACCTGAAGTATAGTCCATTCCGTCTATTACTTGTTGTTTTATTTGACGCAAGATTGATTCTTTAGATGCACGTAACACCTTTCCATCAAACCATACAACACCGACAGGTTCATCTTCACTGGCACTGTATATCTTGTATGCAGGATAGGTCATTTCCTTAGACATAGTAATACTCAATCAATCATCTGTCCAGCGAAATCTAGCAGACGGATCTGCTATGTACAAGCTTTTGTTAACTGGAGCTTTAAGAGTAGGAGCCAACCCTATGTTAACTGGAGCTTTAAGAGTAGGAGCCAACCCCAATTTCTTTTTAGCACCGCTAGGACCACCAGCTTGTGTAGAGTTCCCTAGCATCTGTTTCTTTTTACTTGGTCTTTGTTTCGAAGTCCCTAACTCTAGCATCTGTTTCTTTTTACTTGGTCTTTGTTTCGAAGTCCCTGGCTCTTGCGCTATTGGTGTTGGTGTAGTCACATTTTCAGGTATCTTGGGTGGTGTACGCAATGGTTTTGCTTGCTCGTCATTCTTTGGCCAATGCGACATAGGCTGCCAGCTAGGTATAGAATCCCAATATTTGTCGTGAGCTTCTTTATGCTTGTCAGCTACACCACCGTTTTCAAGTTCATGTCCAGTGCCTGTCTTAAAGGCTGGCTTCATCTTTTGTAACAGCGCTTGTTCTTCTGGATGAATATCTCCTAGTTCACCATTAGTATATGACTTTACAAAGCGAGCAAACAACTGATCAGGCATTTCCCAATTATCTACTGCCTTTTTTATTTGTTCAACACGCTTTTCATCATCAGCTTCCCAACCAAAGCTTGGTGGCGCTCTATATGGAGTTCCTCCAACCTTGAATATGTCTTCATGTTTAATAGAACCTTCGTTATTAGACTGCGCGTGTACAGCTGCGTAACGAGTAATCTCTATAGGAATATAACCATGCTGTTCTTGTATATATGCAAGATATTTCATGCGTAGATGTGTTTGAACCTTTTGCCAATCAGTCAGTCCTTCACACGCACGCATGGTTTGATCCAAGCTCTGATTCTTGAAACGCGTCATCAAATGATCTGGAACTTTCAAACCGCCAAATTCTCTGTGCAACTGACGATGTATTGCGTTCTTATGACCAGCCATTCCAGCAGCGAAAGCAAATCCGTTATCAATCGCTTTTACATCAGACAAGTCTTCACTGAAAACCAGATTGTTCATATGTCTGTCATTGTTGTTATTTACAATATCTAAGCAAGCTATTTCTGATAACTTGTTTACTATCTTTTCCTTATGTTCCTTTGGAATAAAGCTTAAATCACTAGCATCAGGATGTGTTATCATTAATGGTTTATAATTCTCTTGCCAATGTTGAATACTAGTCGGACCGATGTGTTTCACATCTTGACTACCATCATGAACACGTATAACAGTAGGAGGTACATGGTCTAATCCTAAACTTAATGAAACTTGATATGCAGCCGCCTCACTCTTATGTGTCGAGTCTTTTGGTAAAGAAGGACCACCGTCAGCAGGAAATAAGCCTTCATAAACTTCTGGTCTAAATTGCATAGGAGGCTTCATACAACCACTACCGTTACCAGCAATAGTAACTTTGTATGAGTCGATAACTCCTTTACCTTCATCTTGTCCTAGAGCTTTAGCAGAACTAATATCACCCTCACTTAGATGTGTAAGAATCTCATCACGTGGATGTGGTGTAACATTGTATTTTTGAGCAGCTGCTTCTTGCTGTTTCCTCTGTGCTTCTTGTGCTTCAGGTGTTACTGGCTTAGCGCCCCTAGCCATAGCTTCTTGGTGCCTTTTCATAATGCTGCCGTTAGGCTTATGCATTGTTGCACCATTACCACCGTGCTTAATACACTCAGATCCACCCCCGAAAGGACAAGGTGAATACTGTGGTCCTCCGCTGCCACCAGGAGGTTTGTTTCCTACTCCTGGAGGACGTCCAGGACCTGCTACATTGCCCGGAGCTGCTGCACCAGGTACAGAAGGATGGCCAGGCTCTTTTGCAGCTGAGGGCGGTCCTTTAGGCTTAACAGTAGATGCAATGCCTCCCTGAACGCCGGAACGTGCCTTATGTAGAGAATCTAAGAATAAAGATTTATTGAGCAAAGTAAGCTTGCCGTTATCCCAACCATAACCCGGTGGAATGTAAATTAATTGACACCCACAATTTGGATGTAGTGGGGGCAATGTTGTCTTCCAATTCAAATGTTTACCTTGACGTTTGGTATGGTCTGTACCAGGATCAGTATTAGAACCAGCGCTCATCAATTCACTTAGTTTAAATATTCTAGGATTGCCATCATCGTCCAGATAATGATCCTCACAATCTTTACAACAGGTTTTGGCTGGAATAACAGCTACATAAGAGTCTGGTCCATCAGAATTCTCATAGATATCAATCTTGTTTGCGATAGTCTGGGCAGTACCAGAAATCTTTGCTGCATGTAATTCAGTTTGAGCTGCTGCTTTCCAATTCTTCTTATTAGAAGATTGAAGCTTATTTGCCAAATCTGAAGTCAGCTCTTGTGCTGCTTTCTTGTATGCAGCAGTTAGATTAGATGCGTCTACTTTATTTGTAATTGCATCTGATACGGCTTTACCTAATGCTTGAGCTAAAGAAGCATAGGTCTTGTTAGCGATGGTATCTGCGATTGTTTTTAACGACAACACTGCACGTAGACGAGCTTGTTCTATAGCAAGATTTTCTACCGCAGAAGTTTTGCCATCTTTCTTAGCTACAGCTTCTTGATAGTTTACCTTGGTATATTCTGTGCGCTTCATTATTGCGCGCATTCTTCCTAAAAAGAAAGACGTATCTGTTAAGTCTAGCGACTCATCCATTGGAAGTTTGCCATAATTCTTTAGCTCCTCAACTTCCAACTTAGTAAGTGCTGACTCTCCCAAAGTCGCGTATATAAGCCAATTTGCATGGAGCTTTACAACGCGTTTTAGCTCCTGCATTTTATGGGAGAAAGACTTAGCCATTCGCCAACTATATCAGGTATCGATCTTCGCGCCAGTCCACGTAACAAGGTCTTGAATACGAGTTCTCAAATCATCTAGTGATTTCCTAGTTTCTTCTTGCATCTTTTGCTTACTTTCAGCATCCGGATCTGAACCGCCTTTGTATGCAAGATAAGACTTCACTACCATTGATGGATCTTCAGGATCTTGCTTTGGTTGTTTTGGACGCTCATCATACTTCTCAACCAAAGAACCCTTAACCAATTCTGGACGAATTGTAAGAGCAGGATCCGCTGGACGTAGCCTTGTAACAGGTGTTACAGTATGAGGCGTGCCATCAGCCAAACGCTGACGTTGTATTGGAGAAAGCTCCTTTACAACTGTTTCAGGTTCAGTTAACTTGAAGAGTGGATTTTCGGGAGTTGGACGTAATGGCTTAGGAGACCATCCTGTGTTCATATTCATTCTTCCTTATCTAGCAAGATTCTTGCTACTTCTTTTTGCAAACTATTGATTGCAGTATCAAACACTGCCTCAACTTGTCTGATTAATTCCTTCTCAGCTGGATTCTCTAATTCTATTTCATTTTGCTGCTTATCTGCAAGCTTTTGAAGTCCAGCACCTACTTTGCGTAATTGACTTGGAGAAAGATTAGTCTTGACCTTCATGAACGAGTTGTAGCCCTTCCTGGATCACCACCACCGCCCAAACCAGCATTGTAATTCATTTCAGCAATCAAGTGTGCTGATACCTTAGAAGCAATAAGCATTACCTCCCAAGGTGCTAACTTTAGATGAACAGCTGTAAGTGGCTTTGCTAGACGTGGATCCACAAAGTCAAATGCAAGAGGAAACAAAATACCAAGAACAAGCTTCTCCAGCTCTGTTAATGCCATTTGATCCTTTACTTTATGAATCATATCAACAACTACATGTTTTGCTGCTTCTACATCTAGAGAACCATCTGGATTACGACGAAATAGTACATTTCCAAGGTTTCTATCACCAGGTGCTCTAAACTGAGGTTCCATTCTAGCTTCAGGAACAGACTCAGTGAGCTGATAATCTATGGATTTATTTAAGCCCACTTCTTGACTCTTCAAGAGTTCCGAATTCTCAGCAATGAAACGAACGGGAAGACGTGGAAAATGTGACATGTTCATATCCTTACATACAAGCGAAGGCTCTTCGCTACTTTTTCTTTATCCTTGGAAAGCAAACCTAGCTTTCTAGAAGCAGGTTGGTGAACGATACTGCCGGTATGTTTATCCTTGCTTTCTTCGTGTTCCCTTTTTACCTTGCGCTCAAGTTCTTTCGCTGCTTTTGAACGACCTCTACCTTGAAGGTACTTCTCATACTCTTCTTCAGATTCAAAGTAACGATACTTTGGAGAACCGTCTTTTTCGTAGCCGATCTGTACACGAGCAACGTACTTTCCACCACGTTGCTCACCTCTGCCGCCAGATATATTTGTAGGTTTATCTGGGTCTTTGGAGTCTTTGGACTTTGTAAGTTCCTCGCGTAGATACAGCATTTCAACGTCTCCAAATAGGCAAAGCTTCACCGCTAATATTAGCAATAGCTTCACAACGTGGGCAGGCAGATATACTCTTGTGAATATATCCACAACCCTCACATGCTGTCATAAAATCAGGAGCAA